GGTTATTCGCGATGCATACAAGTTTTGTAGCGACAGGAACTATAACTGTGGTTTATATTTCACATAATATCATGGCAACAATAAAAGAAGTAGCAGACCATTTAGACCTAACACCAAGACGTATATATGATCTGTTTGACGATAATGTCTTGATAAAATCAGGGAAATCTGGTGGACAAGATTTAGATGATTGTCGTGTGCGCTACCTAAGATATTTAAGAAGTTCAGTTCAAGGCAAAAACACAAACAGTGGCGATCTCAATGAAGAACGCACTAGACTAACCAAAGCACAAGCCGATAGAGCAGAACTAGAGCTACAAGAAAAAGAAGCTGATTTGATATCAACCGACACAATCAAAACGATATGGACAGATTATGTAGCAAACGTGCGCAGTAAACTATTAGCATTACCATCGAAGTTAGGACATCTTACCCAAGCTGCTGAAACTTATGCTGAAGCAGAAGCAATAATAAAACAAGAAGTATACGAATGTTTGGAAGAACTATCAGAAGATGCAACAACTAAAGCCAGTCTGGAAAGTACTGAGTAATCTTTGGCGACCACCTCCAAACTTGCAAGTGGATCAGTGGGCTGATAAGTACAGAAAACTATCAACAGAATCATCGGCCGAAGCAGGACAGTGGCGAACAGATCGTGTGCCATTCCAACGTGAAATCATGCAAGTTATCAATGACCCTAGTGTAGAGGAGGTTGTATTTATAAAATCGGCACAGGTTGGTGCAACTGAAATACTGCTTAATACCATCGGTTACTACATTGACCAAGAACCATCAACTATACTTTGCATACAGCCATCTCTCTCAATGGCACAAGCTTTCAGTAAAGATAGACTTGCGCCCATGCTAAGAGATACACCTAATCTTAAGGGTAAGGTGAAAGACCCCAGATCAAGAGATGCCGAAAACACAACCCTACACAAGAAGTACGCAGGAGGTCATATCACAATGGTGGGTGCGAACTCTGCCTCAGGTCTAGCCTCAAGACCAATCAGAATATTATTGTGTGACGAGGTTGATCGCTACCCACCGAGCGCAGGTAGTGAGGGTGATCCTATCTTACTCGGTCGTAAAAGAACAACAACCTTTTGGAATCGTAAAATTATAATGACATCAACACCAACAATAAAAGGACTATCGAGAATAGAAAAAGCATACG